GGAGGCTGGCAATGTTTTTTTATGAACTAAAGATTTGATCCCAGGTGTCATGAGCTATAATTCCTTCTTTTGCACATCCCGTGCATTCCCCTCCGTCTGAATATCTATCATAAATATCAGCCTCAATCGAAATTAGCCTATCAATTGCTGCCACTTTGCGTGCATCTGCATTATGCGCCTTCAGTTCATACCTAATCCCGGAGAGCTGTTCTGAAGAAAAAACCATAAATTTTCTTACATCATGGTATTTGTTTTCCCAATCCATTGCATCGCAGAATTTAACTAATCTATCTTGTACAAAAGCATATTCTTTCTGACTCAGCGCACCAGGAAATGCTTTAAGCGCGTCCATTGCCGCATTGTCCATATTTTGGTATGCCTTTAATGCTTCGCTATTATCAGTGGAGGCTTCTATAGCTTTGGAGGCAATGGCGGAAGCCATTGCCAACCTCGATACAATCTTTATTAATGGCCTCAATTTTTAAATCCTTATCTCATATTCATTATATGATGGTTGGTTGGCTATAAATCCAAAATTGCAATTGTTACAGAATACCCGTGGCATTCCCCTCCCAATCCATGCTGGTTCATATATTCGTTGATACAACCTTTCACACCTTGGGCATTTCGTTAAGACGCTTTCCCTTGAGATTTCATACTCCTGCCCACTATCAGCGAAATCTCTGGCCTTATTTAGCGCTATGCAGTGAGATTTCAAACAATCTTCATTGCCACAGGTTTTAGAAATGCTTTTTGTTGGAGTAAACATTTTCCCACAATAGAGACATTGCCTGTCATCATATTTCTTTTTCCTATGTTTTCTCACACATATATCTGAACAATATTTCATTCCGTGTTTAGCTGTTATTTCCGTCCCACAAATAAGGCATTTTTTTAATTTCAGCACCGGTATTCGGACAGCCTTGCATCCTGGTCTGCCACAAGCAACAGAATTTGATTGTTTTGGTGTAAACATTTTTCCGCAGTTTTTACATGGTATTGCTTCATAAGCTACAATCGGTTTTCTGTACCTATTTTTTCTATCTTTGCATGTGCATGCGTCCGAACAGAATTTTGTTCTTGCGCTTGTTTCTGGTATTTCTTCTTCACAAAAAAGGCATTTCTTCATAATTAAAAAAATTCCTTTAAAACAGTGTTAATTGCTCTTATTTTAGCCCGTGTGACGACCCGATAAAAAGTCCGAACTGCCCGAACATAGTAACTGGTATAGTTATCATGCCCGTAAGACTCCCCATATCCAAAGTTCACACCCCATATTGTACCCATCCCATAAGCGAGTTCTGTCGCAGACCAGTAAAATGACGGAACCGTATTTGGGAAATATGTGATATCTATCGCAGGTGTATATCTGTTGTAATCCACCAGGCTCATCAATTCTTTAATGGTAGGCAGTCTCCAGTCGGTATAGCCTGCCAATCTCAAATATTTACAATGTTCTGATGATGGTCTCCAGTCCATCGGTTTACCAGGTGTTTCCTGCTGCCACATTAGACCGGTGGATTCATCGGTGACTGTACCATTGTCGTTATCAATCATGGTTTTCCTTTCAGCCTGCATGTTGCCGACTTTGCAATCACAACCAATCTATCATCCTTAATTAACCACGTATTATCTAAAGACAACAGTATTGCATCCACAATATTCTGATCGTCCGTTTTTCGGTATTCGCCGTCCATTTTCAGTTCAATCTCTATAGTTGCCTTCACAGTATCATTTCCTTGTATTTTTAACACCGTTTCGATAACCGTCAATTTCTTCTTTTTTGCACACCGCCATTAGATCAGCAGTCCACTGGTTGCAAATTTCAAGAGCTTCTCCTATAGTTGTTTTTGTCTTAACCTGTTTCTGTAAATCATTTAATGCACTTGTTATTCTTGATCGTGTCATAGCTCCCCCTCGATGTTTTTTAAAATAAAATCACCGCAGACTCCTATCCGTTGCTTGATTTCATACGGATGATCTTTATGCAGACAGCTCCGCACAAGTCCAGTCCATTTTAAATACTCACAAGTCATACAATCTCTTAACGATTGTATCGCCTCTGACGGCATCCAGCACGTTATTCGGTAGTCGCACCAACTGCATGTCTGAGAGTCTTCTGCAAAAGGTTGCGGCGCCGGATCGTTTGCCGTGATAATCTGATATGCTTTTTGTTTGAGTGCTTCAAACACTTCTGCATCAAAATATATCCTCTCAGTATAGATTTCAGAATTGTTTTTGTTCTGAATGACGAACAAAGCACGTTCGAGGCCGGCATAACCGCAGTAACAGATAGCTTGATCATAGTATATCTGATAAGTTTTCTGTACGCCGTACTGCTGAAATGCCTTGAATTTGTTAGCATTGCATGACTTGATTTCAAGGATATGTCTTTGCCTTGTAACTCCGTGAATAATACCGTCACAATGTCCGGAGAACCAGTTGTCATGATCTGAAAAAGATTCCTGTTGGCCTTCCACACTATACCCAGCGAGGCGTATATGGTAAATGATTTCCTCTTCTACACGGTCGCCAAATCTGAACAACATTAAGACACGTCCATCAAGTGGAAGCGGCGTGTATCCACGGAAAGATAACCATAGCTTCCTGATACATGGGTCTCCAATAGCAGACATCCCCAGGTACGCTCGGCGCTGCTTAGTGCTGTTGGCTCTGGCGGCGGCTTCATACAAGGCCAGTGCCATATTGTCTATTGGCTGTAGTTTCACTCTTTAAATCCTTTTCTTTCGATGCTGAAAAGTTTGTTTTTTCGTGATTGGCTATTTGGTTGTGAATTTGCGATAACGCATATTTACGCATTTCTACCAAAGATTCAGCCCATTGCTTTGGAGTAAAAATAGCAAACCCATCACTTTCTTTAGGATACAAAACCTTGACTTTAAACCGCATAATATCAAAAACTGTTTTATCTACTGGGTTTCGTTCGTTCGATAATTTGTACAACAAAAGAAGTCCATATATATCTGCTTTCTCTGCGAGGCGTTGTATGATTCGCGCATGTTTGTATTGTCCATGATCAATCGCTGCCTCTATGATAGCAATAGGTTCTTTAAAATTGTCTTCCCATTCGATAAAACATGCTGAATCCAAATCAATCATAGACAGTTTTTCAGCGTCTTTGTAATCAATAAATCGTTTTATAGAATCTCGTCTATGCCAAGCAGAAAATGATAAATCGCGCGTACCATACATTTCCTTTTGCATCAAATCCTCCAAACGATTATTTCACGAGTGAGGACAAGGCATTTTTTGTTTTCCTTCGCCCAGATAACCATTTGCGCGTTATTCTGTTGGCTTTCGTAAGGAACAGAATATCTCATCTCGACTGGCAATTTTACCATTTTTAGCATATCACCAACATGATCAGTGTAATCGTGTGTTTCATTGGTTTTCCATTGGGTAGGCTGGATGATCAGTGCGATATAAGCGTTTTCTGCTCTTGCACGTTTGAGTTTTTCGGCATACATTTTTACAAGACTTGACAACTTTTCATTAAAAGTATCCAATTCCATATTTGCCAAATCATCAGCGTCTTGGCTGTATTGGCCTTGCGCCTGCAACCAATACGGCGGATCAAGATAAACCAGCTTAACATCCTTCCATGTTGACGGAGATAGAACGCCATCTTTAATATCGTGTTGACGAATATCCGAACGAATATCAACAGGTTTGCGGTCAGAAACCAGATAACGGCGCAACCTGGTTTTGCATAAATCAATTGTAGAACCTCCACCACCAAACGGGTCAATCACGATATCAAATGGCTTTGTATATAGATACAGCAGGTTATCGACAAAGCTGATTTCACTATTCCCAAAGTGATTCACTTGATCACTGCGTTTCTGCTGCTTCCAAATATTGTAAATCGGCGGTTTGAAATACTCATCCATGTGGTTTGCCTTAATCAACAACCGTTTGTCGAGTTTGTAAACGCCTAAGCTATTGGAGTCATCTTGTCCATCATCCTCAAACTGCCTATTTTCACTGTCTTGAGCGAGTTCGGTATTTTCCGACGGGTCGCCAATTTCGGAATCTGTGCCATTTTTGGCGTCTTGTAGAGAATTAAGGAACTCACCGATAGCCTGTCTTGAAAATCCTATTTCAATAGATATTTCATCCTGCGAATAACACCCCATCCACATATTAAACGCCGTTTCCCGCAATTCAATTTTCAAATCCTTGTCGATGCGGCTGGTGGTCTCCCTGATATACCGCTCAGACCTGCTATAATCTTTTGCCATATCCTTCTTGAGATTGGCTCTGTCTTTCTGGTCAAGGCTTTCCATTTTTGCTCGGTACTCATCACGGATCAGCTTCTTGAGTTCCTTTTCGGTTTGCGGTTGACCATGCCGGAAATTGGAACGTGCCGATTTGCGCTTAATAGCGTGAACATCTAACTTGCCATCAAATATAAATCCGCTGGTATCCAGATATTCCACATCAATCGTTTTAAGACCGCATTCCTTATGCGCCATCCAACGATGCCATCCGTCTAAAAGAATATTGTCTTGATTCAACAGAATTGGCGGGAATTCTCCACCTGCAATAGACATTGCGTATTCTTGTACTTTGGCCGGACTTTGTGACTCAGTACGGGTATAAAAATCTTTGTTAAAAACAACTTCGCTGACTATGATAGAAATAACTTCGCTCATTATGACTCCTTTTTTTTTAAAATGGTATTTGATCAAAAACCAGAGTTTCTTTAACTTCCTTATCTTCACCTATTACTCTAATAATCATCGGTTCTGGCACACACCATTTTTCTATTTTCATAAATTTATTTTCTTCACAAATAGAAACCCAGCCATTCTTTCCCAATGCGCTCTCGAATTCCTCTTTTCTTTCTATAGCCTCCTGAGCGCTGGTTGGAGGATCATCTCCAGTAACTTTACGCCAGGCAGCTCGACTGCGGGAAATAGCGTAAGGATGCCCGCCGTCACCCATGATCATAAAGTGATTTATAAAATGTGGGTTGATACTACCTGGCACCCAAGCGGTTATCACGGCCTTAACCATCAACCCTCCTGCTTTACTGACGTACTTACTCATTTCAATGTTCGAAATCTCCGCAACCATCGAAGCTGATTTTACCTTTTCAAACTTGTAGTCGGTCAGCGCCACCGGATCGTTACGTTCGGTTACAAACTCCCAACCGCACACCATGCAAATTGTTGCTCTCGGCTCAACCACTTCGTCACAGTTTGGACAGGTTTTAATTTTCTTTTCCTCAACCAAAAGCTCCTTCTTTTTCGATCTCCCTGGTATCTCCACACGCGGTGAATCTGGGTCTCCATGAGTCTGGCAGTTATTAGCCAAATCAAGAATCAACACGTCTTTTTTGTCTGGATGCGGACGGAGGCCACGGCCTGTCATTTGAATGAAAAGTCCAGGGGACATTGTTGGACGGCACATGATAATACAGTCAACTGCCGGTGAATCGAAGCCCTCTGAAAGTATTGTCACATTCACGATTATCCTGATTTTACCTGATTCAAAGTCAGAAAGAGCTTGATACCTGGCATCGTCATTTAATTCTGAATGAATAATGGTTGCCTGTTCTCCGAACGCTTCACGAAGTTTTTCTGCATGAGCAATTGTTACAGCAAAAACAATAACATGCTTTTGATCTGAGGCATGTTCATCCAGCGCAGCCACCGCAGACCCGACGTGCTGTTGTTTACTCATTACTGCCGATAAATCACCCACATTATAATCTCCTGTTTTCCGTACACCGGCTAAATCAGACGAGATATCGGTTGTTGTTTTTGCTCGGTACCCACAAAGATATCCATCTTTTTGAAGATCAGAGATTGATATTCGATAATGTAGATCAGGGAAAAGATTAATATTGCCTGGTTTACAAGCAGTCCCATAAATATATCCCTGAGAAAGTCTAAATGGTGTCGCTGTCATACCTAATATTCTAACTTTAGGATTATATTGGATCATGGTTTCAATCCATGTCTTATATTGGCTTTTGATATTCATGCCTGGTATTTTGTGCGCTTCATCAACTACTACCAAATCAAACGGGACGGTTGTTCCTGTACGTCTTGATAGCGTTTGTATGCTACCAATCACAATAGACTTATCCGTATCAATATCATTTGATATAGAGGCACAGGCTATGCCTATAGGAGCCACCGGCCATGTTTTGAGAAGTTTGTCTTGCGCCTGTGTAATCAGCTCCCGACGATGCGCCAATATTCCGATTCTTAAATTAGGCCATTGTGTAAGAAGTCGTTTGATGAGTTCTGAGAAAATTAAAGTTTTCCCGGCTCCGGTCGCCGCTTGAACCAATATAAATTGATCCGTTGGTATAGCGTCCCAAATCACCTTTAAAACTTCTTCTTGGTATGGTCGTAATGTATAATCCATTTCTACCTTTGCTCAAATCCCCCTGGGGATCCCCCAGGGGTTCAATGTCTTAAATTTGCCACGGCATTTTTGTATCTGCCGGTATTGCAGCCATCGCCGCAGCCGCGACGTGTGCTGGTGGTATGTTGTTGACTGCCGCTGCCACCTTTGCGCCATCCAGTGGTTTATAACCGCTGATTTCGTTCTTCGGCTCGTAATCACCGTTCTCATCGGTTTTGATCTTCACTCTGATCTGGCACTTCTTCCCA